ATATATTGGGGATGCAATGATGGCAATCTTTAATGCACCAATAGACCTACCTAATCACGAAGAGAAAGCTGTACTAACTGCATTAGATATCATTGAAGACATGAAAGAAGCCGACTTAGGAATACAAATTGGTATAGGTATTAATACAGGAGAAGCTGTAGTAGGAAACATGGGAAGCGAAACAAGGTTTGATTACTCAGCCATAGGTGACTGTGTAAATCTTGCAGCTCGTTTAGAAAGTGCTACTAAAGAAGCAGGTAAAAACCTACTAATAGGCGAATCTACAATAGGAAAGATAAAGATTCCTGTTGAAGTTCTTATGCCTATTAGAGTTAAAGGTAAAGAAAAAGCTGTAAATATTTATACACCTATTGGTCCATATATCTAGCATTTAAGTTTGCTTCGATATGACCATGAATCTCGTCTAGTTTAGTTGTTGCTTCTCTTATTATAGTATGTAATGTGCTATACTCTGTTTGAGTCATAAACTTTTGGAGTTCTTTAATATCTGTTGATACTCTTTCTGTAATCAACTTCCCTGTTTTATCATATAGTAACTTGTAGCCAAGAAGCACAGCTTCCTTTCTCTTGGTTTTCATTTTATAATCCTGTAAAAGTTATTGTATCTTGTCTTCCTCGTAACCCAGCTTTCATATAAGTAGTAGCTCTGCCTTCAAAGAAGTTCTGATGCTCTACTCCCATGACCTCGTCTATCCATCCTAAAGGGTTTTCTCTCTGGTCGAAGTTTGTTTTTAATCCTAACTGTAGCAGTCTTCTATCTGCTATGTATCTATTATATGCGTACATATCTTTCTTAGTTAATCCTTTCATGTCTCCCATGTCAAAGACTAAATCAAGAAACTTATCTTCTAATTGTACCATATGTCTGCATATTTCGTATAATTCTTTTTTGAAATCATCTGTCCAGATTTCTATGTTCTCTTGTATAAACTCTCTAAATAATTTAGTCATAGCTTCAACATGCATAGATTCATCACGAATAGAATAAGTAACTATCTGACCCATACCTTTCATCTTTCCAAATCTAGGAAAGTTAAGTAATATAGCAAAGCTAGAGAACAACTGTAGTCCTTCTGTAAAAGCTGAATAGACTGCAAGTGTTTTAGCAATAGTTTCTTTTTTAGCTCGGCTTGGTTTAAATTTACCGACATAGTCGTGTTTGTCTGACATCTCTTCATACTCTGCAAAAGCTTTGTACTCTATCTCAGGCATTCCAACTGTATCAAGTAACAAACTGTAAGCATGTTGATGGATTGATTCCATGTTTGCAAAAGAACCCATCATCATTCTAGCTTCTGGCTTTTTAAATATAGGCATATACTTATCTATATATCCTGCACCTACATCTACATCAGACTGTGTAAACAATCTAAATATTTGTGTAAGTAAATTCTTTTCATTTGGTTCTAGTTCTTGCCAGTCTTTTACATCTGTATGTAATGGTACAGACTCTGGCATCCAATGCATTTGATTTTGTAATACATAATAATCAAACATCCAAGGGTACTCAAATGGTTTGTAATAATCTCTTGTTCCTAGTAAGCTCATAAGTTCTCCTTAACCTTCACAGGCAATACATTCCACATCATCGAGCTTGATGCGTGGAACTTTAACATTAATATTTTCTGCATTTCTTGCAGCGTTTGTTCTAAAGTAATATAAAGATTTTAATTTATTCATAGCATACCAATGTACATCGTTGACATACTGCATGTATTCATCGTGTGTTTCTTGAGGCTCAGTTGCCTTTGGAAGTGTAAAGAATAAATTAACAGATTGGGATTGACATATAAATTCTTGTCGTTTATATGCGTGTTCTACAATCCATATTTGGTTTATTTCATTTGCAGTTTTAAATACTTCTTTTTCTTTATCAGTAAGTTCTTTTATATTAGCAACAGAACCTTCATCACCTGATATACTCTTCCAAATTTTATTTAGTTGAGTTGCTTTTAAACCTTTAGACTTTAAAAGTTTTTCTAGGTATGGGTTCTTAACTTGGTAAGTACCTGACAAAGTTTTGTGTGTATAGACATTAGCCCTATATGGCTCGATGCTAGGGGAAGTACCACTACAAATAATACTACTACTAGCATTAGGAGCAACAGCCAATAGATTAGCATTCCTAACCCCTTTACCATGCACATCAGGAGCTTCACCCCTTTCTTCTGCCAATAATTTGGTGGCTTTGGTAGCTTCCTTTTTAATATGGTTAAAGGCTTTGTGATTAAATCCCACAGCAAAGATTCCTTCAAACGGAATATTTTTAGATTGGAGGTAGGCATGAAAGCCCATTGCTCCCAAGCCAAGCGACCTTTCTCGGTAAGCTGAGTAAGCTGATTTAGCATATCCCTCTTTACCTTCTTTAATGTAGTTAGTAAATCTTTTAAAGTTTGCACTATATTCTCCTAGTTGTTTTGTATCTACTGCATTATCAATATAGTGCTGTAAAACATTATCAAGCATTGTTATCAAATCATTTATAAACTCTGGGTCTTTGGACCAAGTATCAAAGTGTTCTAAGTTTACAGATGATAAGCAACAAACTGCTGTTCGTTCTTCGTTAGTAGGCAGAGTAATCTCTGAACATAAATTACTTTGTCTTATTTTAAGTCCTAAATCTTTTTGTGATTTGGGTAAAGCTTCGTTACATGTATCTATATTAACCATGTAAGGTTCACCAGTCTCAGCTCTTGCATTTATAATCTGCCACCATAAATCTCTAGCGTTGATTATCTTTACAGCTTCGTTAGTCTTAGGGTCTATAAGTCTCCAGTCTTCATCTTCTTTAACAGCATTTAAAAAATCATTGGTTATATTAACACCATTGTGTAAGTTTAAACACTTTCTGTTTATATCTCCACCAGATTCTTTACGCATGTTTACAAACTCTTCAATCTCTGGGTGGCTAATATCCATGTAAGCTGCATAGCTTCCTCGTCTTGTAGTGCCTTGATTAAAGGCTAACATCTGTGAATCAACTACATGCATAAAGGGGATTGACCCAGTAGAACGACTACCATGAGTAGTAGATATGCCATTACTCCTAACATCTCCCCAATATCCACCGATGCCTCCACCTGAACTCGCCAACCATATGTTCTCGTCATAATGAGCAGATAGCCCAGTCCTGCTATCAGGAACATAATTAAGGAAGCAACTGATAGGAAGCCCACGAGTTGTTCCTCCGTTGCTAAGTATAGGAGTGCTGAACATGAACCAACAATCGGAGCTGTAGTTATAAAGTCTTTGAGCAAGTTCATAGTCGGTCTCCCCTTTGTAAGTGGCTGCAAATACAGAAGCTCTTGCGAATGCTTCTTGTGCATGTGTTTCTTTTTCCCAAAAGTATCTATCCTTTAAAGTATCAATACTAAATTTGTCTAAGTTATTTTCTTTATCATAGTCTATACAAATACCAAGATAAGGTTTCTTTCCAATTTTATCTTCAATCATTTTTATCCTCTACTAAATGTAAAGCTATTATAGCATAGTGGATAATTTTTAACAAGTCTTCTGAGTTCTTTCCGTTCTTTTTTCCATACCTCATAGCATATTTCATTATGTTTCCTAAACAAAAACCTTCTCCATGACCAGCATCTAATATCATATCTGTTGCTTGGTACTTTCCATAAGCATAATGTTGATTATAAGTTTGGTCGATGTGTCGTTGAATTTGTTGTATTAATATATCTTCATTGAATTTATAATTCATCTGTTCTCCACTCCTTTGGTAAAGTTTCTTCACTATACCATTTAAAATTATTAGTCTCAGCCCATTCAGCATGAGTTCGTTTAGTTCCATCTTTTCTTTTCTTAGCCTGTGGCATAGGAGCATAAGGCTTTTGAAATAAAAAAACTAATTCAGTATTTTTAGGCAATGCTTTTCTTACATGTATGTACTTACTATACTCAGCATAATCCCAAAACCTACCCTTTGCTTCTAACAAAATTGTTTTATTTTTTAAAGTCTTAACAAAGTCAGGCTCATACTTATGTGCTACAACATAATCTATATTACCCCAATGGTGTTTCCATTCTTGAAGAATTGTTTTATGTAAATCAGCTTCCCATATACTATCATACCCTTTAGGTACTCCAGTCTTTTTAGGTCTAGGTTTTCTAGGTACTCTTCTAGGCATTAGTAATAGAAGAGTCGTAGTTTTTAACTAGCTTCCAGTAATCTAAGATACTATTAAACATAGCTAAGTGTCTAGCATGAGTATCTTTATCCCAGACATGACAAGCAATCAGACCAGTATCTGCCCTGTCTACAAAAATAGATACTCGTTCTACATCATCAAAGCCACAGCCCTGTGCATAAGCAGACAACTGCATACCATGTTCATCATATACTAATTTACTAGGGTCTTTACCTTTTAAATTGTCTTTAGTTTTAAAGTCAACAAAGATACCAGACTTAGAATACAAGTCTATCTTACCACCATATCCTGACTCAGCACAGAAAGAATCCTCTGCTATCCAATCTTCATTAGGAAAAGTTTCGTCTAACCATTTCTTAATAACTTTATATGGTTTAGTTTTTCTTTCTCCTAAGAAACCTTTTTCAATTTGATAGTGTATCTTAGTTCCTTTAGCTGCTGCATCTAAACCAATTTTCTTAGAATCCTGTTTGCATCTATAAGCAAAAGAGTCAAAGGACTCCCCCTCTTGTCTCTCTAAAGTAAGAGCAGAGTTTAACGCTTGATTTATTTTCCAGTTTTCTAAGGATGGTTTAGCTATCATACCTAGAATGGTAGTGACAGAAGGAACTAAACTTTCTTTCTTAGCATCTCTGAGAGTAGTGTTTCTCTCTTTACCATTAGCACCTATGATTGTATACATAGGTTCACCCTCTTGAGTATACCAATGTCCTGACTCAGATGTAAATTTATTATAGTTGTCCTTGGGGGAACTGTCAAGTTTTTCTTTTTGTTTACTCATATTTTTCCTCGTTGATATTATTAATTATGTCTATAGCTTTGTCAATATCTAATTCAAACCATTCACCATTTCGTTGTTTGCATATAGCATTACATTTTTCGTGTGCTTCTCGTTCTGCTGTTCTTCTATTCTCAAAGCCTTTAGAGTATTCTAATTTGTAATCTCTAAAAGGACTAGAGGTTTGATACTGTTTGCATCTGTCTTCTGAATCAATAGCCATGCCTACTTTAATCCAGCCTTTCCAACAAGGATTAGTTATAACATATACATAACCTTCGTTAGATGTTTCATAGTTAGATAAAGCTGAGAAAGCTGCACCTTCAAAGGTTTTAAATTTTCCCGGTCTGTATAATGGATGAGACTTTGGAATGTATTTTCCATCAACATACATTGACCTTTGTTGTACTTCTATTCGTTCACAAGGCTGACAAAAATACATACTATGTGCTATTCTTTTTTCTGTACAATTTTCTCCTACTATTAACGGAGCTTCACAGCTCCTACATTTTTTAGTGTGTTTCACTCCAGTTCCTCCCTATTTTATATTCTCCTGTTAATGGACATCTCATGTTAAAATGTTTACTGGCTTCTTCTATAGCTCTTACACCTAGTTCACCAACAAAATCTGATTGTGTTTCTTTTACCTGTATCTGCCATTCATCATGTATGTTGGCTACAAACTTAGCATCGACAGCATTTAGTTTGAGGTTATCTTCTAAGATACACATAGCTTTCTTCATAACAATAGCACCACCACCTTGTAATAAACTATTTAAAGCTGCATGTTGACTACGGATATATATCTTTCTACCATCCAAGCCTTTTAAGAATCCTCTTCGTGATGCTTGTTGTACTTTATCTTTTAATATTTTTAATGCAGGTAAGTTAGTAAAGAAAGTTTCTTTTAGTTCGTGTCCTTTCTTTTTACTTCCTCCTGCTACTGAACCTATCTTCGCATCACCAGCACCATATATTAAAGCATATATAAATGTTTTGGCTTGGTCTCTAGTCTTTAATCCTGCAAGAGTTTGATTAGTAGTATGTATATCTCCATTAATAACTTCGTTAATATACTTATCATCATTCATATAGTGAGCTAACATTCTAAGTTCTAACCCACTAGCATCAATACCTACAAGTTTATATCCTTCTGGATCAGACCAACAAGCTCGACACTCTTTACCATATGGACTACCTGCATTAGGAACTTGTGCCATGTTCGGACTACGATGTGTCATTCTACCTGTAATAGTTCCATTAGGTATAACACCACCATGAACCCTATCATTTTTAAGTTCATCTATCCAAGAAGTAATTTGTGCAATTCTTTTTTGATATAATAAAAAGTCTGCTATAAGTTTAGCTTCTTTGATA